AAAGAAAGTCTTAGAGCGTTATAAAGCTGAAATGTCCATAGATAAAAATCAAGTTAGATTCCAAACAAAAATTGGTGAAGATACAGACTTTCAATTCAGATATAACTTTAACATCAAAACATTTGAACGAAATGTCGATACAAAAAATCTCGGCACCTACATTCGTGGATATGGCGCAGATGGATTAATGAGGGAATATACAAGCCCTAACAAAGAGAAATTTGGTTTTCTTGAAGCAACACAGATAAATGATGATCGTTTCACAACAACAGAGGGACTAGATCGAGCTTTAAGAGAGGCTATACAAGATACACCGCTAGTAAGTATCACAATTGATTTTGTGGACTTGAGGAAAGCAGGATATCCGTATATTGTCCCGAACGAAGGTGATCGAGTCCTTCTTATTTATGAGCCAATGGATGTCGATATTGAAACACGTATTATGGAAATCGAAGAAGAATATGACGCGAATTTAGATCCGATTTCTTGTCGAGTCACATTAGCTAATTATAGAAAAGACTTTGCCGGTACGTTACTTCAAAATGTTAATAAGACTATTGGTGAGATTGTAACAGATGATGGGAAGATTAAATACAATGTCCTCGACGAAGCTGTAAAACTTGCTACAGAAGCTATTAAAAGCGCTCAAACGGAGTTAAAGTTTGAGAATGGGATTCTTGCAATCGACAAGGAAAATAAGAATAACATGGTGATCGTTAATAGCAATGGAGTTGGCATTAGTCGTGATGGTGGCCATACAATTAGCGAAGCCCTTACATTTAAAGGTTTTGTGGCTAGTGCAGGAGTCGTAGGTGCTTTTAGTGCCAATAATATTCGAACTGGGATAATGGCATCTCATGAAAACACATTTAAGATTGATTTAGACCGTTCTGCGATTGATTTTTATTCGGTTACAAACAAGATATCAACTACAATCTCACAAGCTAGAGCTAGCGACGGGAGAGAGATTTCCTATTGGACAATTGAATCTACAGCCAATAAAGACGCTGCAATAAGTTTAGGTAAACGTAATCCTGATGGATCAGTAACGCAAACAATATATGTTGATGGGGAGTTTGGTGACCTATATTCGTTTGCACCTTCAGCCTATTGGCATGCAACCATGAATTTTAAAGGAACTACAATTTTCGAACAACCTATCGAATTCCGAGGCACAGCGGCTCGATTTGACACTGATATACGCGGTAAATCATGGAGTCTTACAAACTTTACAGGGATGAATGGTGGAGCAAGATTCGCACCCAATGAATCAGGTAAGGGTGCGCTTGGCGATTCGAAAAACGTTTGGGGCGAAGTTTATGCAAATGGACTAAACGGGGTAACACTGAACGGTTTGAAAATCGAAGACATTGTGAGTGACAGTCGTTATGGTCGTAGTCGTGCAGATGCGGCTTATTCGTTTGCGTCTGACAATAGAAGTCGTATTGATTCCGTTGGAACAAAATTAAATGGTGTGGAAAGTACAGCTAACACAGCGAATTATCAAGCGCAAAATAATATGAGAGCAATTATCGCATTAGAAAATTGGTCAAAAGGTGCTGAAGCAGCGATTAAAGAACTACAAGCCAAGGTTAATAAATAAGGAGGGATGATATGAATTTAGGAGCAAATAAAGACATTCAGGTCTTACAAATGACGAATCAAATTTTAGCAACCGAGAATGCAAAATTACAATACGAGAATGCAGTTTTACAAGCCAGATTAATGATTGCAGAAGGTGAGGTGCAACATGCGAACGGAAACGATGCTAATCGATCTAGCGAACATGAGCATGACAAGGACAATAAGCTCAAGGGAGAATGACCAAAATGGATTTAAGGTTATCGTTCCTTTGAAAGAACGAGGAAAACCAGTAGATTTAACAGGATATGTAGTAAAGTATGAAGCGATTAGCCCTTATGGTAATTTTGTTCGTGATGATGCAGTTGTTACGAATGCAAAAGATGGAGTGTTTGAGTACATCGTTTCAAAAGAAGCTGTATCAAAGGCAGGAGTATGGATTGGTTACTTTGCTTTTGAAAAAGGGACTGAACGTTTTACAACGCAAGATATACGTATTTCATTAGGTCGTGATGTAAAACAAGGAAACATTGCAACAGAAGACTATATTGCGGAGTTTGATAAGCTCAAGAAACAGATAGATGCTTTGCAAATAGCGGTCGATAAGGCGGACGTTGTAAAAAGGTCTGGTGGAACTATGACGGGAAACCTTTCCCTAGATAGAACGGATAATACCGTTACAAGAGACCTTAGATGGACGACAGGAGGAAGTTCTGACGTATATATTGGACTCGATAATGCTGGGTTGTGGAGAGCGTATGCTACAGGGTTAGGGATGATTTTCTCTTACAATAAAGACACTAAGGAATTTAATGTTCCTGGTAGCACAAACCTCCTAAAGAAAACAGGCGATACTATGACAGGGCAGTTGACAATAAACCGTCCCGGAACAAAGGATGCAACATTGATTTTACAAAATGGTGGTGGCCTGATGCGTGTAATGCCTTATGAAGGGGATTTCAACTATATCCAAAGCGGAACGCTTGATAGTAAAGCTAAGAGCATCTACGTTACAGGTTACAACATTTCGGAAATGGATAAATTTCAAGTGAAAGCTAAAGAATTAATTGTAGAAGGTACATTCAAACAAAGTAATGATGTAGCGTGGACTAATCTAACGCTCATTAATGGGGCAACTACAGATGCAGGAAATACGCCTCGTTACATGCGGCAAGGAGATGTTATTTACATCGTCGGGGCTGTCACAAACGTAACTGATAGTATGACGATTGCAAATTTACCTGTAGGTATAAGGCCGACAAGTAACTGTTCATTTGCAAATTCTTATTTGAGCACTGATTTAAAAAAGTACGCTGGAGAAATAAACGTAAGAACAGACGGACGAATCACTGTTGACTGGATGTGGAACAATGTCAAATCTGTATCGTTCTGTATTTCATATCATTTATAAGAAAGGAGCGATTCTATGAAACTTCTACATGTATATAACAAAGAAACAGGAGCTTATATAGGTGATGATGTTATTTTTCCACGAAAAGAAGAAATAAGAGGTATGGTCACTAAAACGAGAATCGAAACGGTGGTTACCGGAAAAGAAGAAGTCGATGGCTATGAGTACCCTGTATACGAAAATATAGAAGTGCAGTATGAAGAGGAAGATGTGATTGGGTATAAAGACGTCTATGATATTCCTGATAATGCAACAGAGATTCCCCTCCCACAACCAAACTGGAAACCTGTTTGGAACGGTGAAAAATGGATTGAAACCATCACGCAAGAAGAATTAGATGAGATGAACAAGCCGCAAATACCGCAACCGAGTGAACTTGATAAGCTTAAAAAGCAACAAGAATTAATGCAGCAAGCTTTAGATGAATTAATTATTTCTAGTATCTAATAAAAAGGAGCTGACGCAAAATGGCTGAATACATGGCTCAACGAGTAATTGATGAAGTTTTTACGTATACATTTATTATCACAAAGATGAAAGCTTATAAAGATAGAATCGATAAATACTTAACTGACAATGGAAGAGAAGATTTAATTACGGATAGCGCACAATAGTGGGCTTTTTTATTTTGCATAAAGGAGTGAAAGAATGGATCGTATTGATGTATTAATGAAAATATTTATAGCTACATCCGGAGCGTTTTTCGGATACTTTTTGGGAGGATGGGATGCAACATTGAAAGTCCTAGTAATCATGACAGTAATTGACTACCTCACAGGAGTATTAGCAGCAGGAATTAACAGAGAGCTAAAAAGTAAAGTTGGATTTAAAGGCATCGCCAAAAAGGTGGTGCTTTTTCTTTTGGTCGCAGCAGCCACTCAAGCGGATGCAATTGTAGGGACAAACAGTGCTATTCGTGAAACGACAATCTTTTTCTTTATTGGAAATGAATTGTTGTCTCTTCTAGAAAATGCAGGACGTATGGGAATCCCTTTACCTTCAGCGTTAACAAATGCAGTTGAAATATTAGGTGGTAAACAAAAACAAGTAGAGAAAAAAGGAGATGTTGAATAATGGTGAAATTAACAAGAGATCCTGGACATGGTGGTAAAGACTCTGGTGCAGTAAACGATCAAACAGGGTTAAAAGAAAAAGATGTAGTGCTTAAAATCTCAAATAGTCTCGGTTGGGTTTTCGATAATATGTGCGAGGGTGTCAGTCATAATTGTACACGTTATGAAGATAAGTTTATCGAGTTAGGAAATCGTTGCAATATCGCTAATCGTTATGGCGCTGACTTCTTTGTATCGTTCCATGTAGATAGTGCTGATGCAGTCGGGAAGCGATTTACAACATATATCCATCCGAACGCACCAAAACGAACAAGAGACCTATCTCAAAGATTACATGATGAAATGTGGAATAACTTCTATTCTAAGTTCGGAGTGTTCACAAATGGCGGTGTACTTGCAGGGGATTACGCTGTATTACGTGATACAAATATGGATGCTTGTTTATTTGAAAATGGATTTATTAACAATATAGAGCATGTGAAATTGCTGTCGCAGTTCAATGAAGGTGGTTTTTTAGATCAATTAGTTATGGCTTACGCTAGAGCGTTCTCTAAGGTTTTTGGATTTAAGTTAAAAGAAAAACAAAATAACGGGGGTAATCAAATGGAACAAAATAAAAATAATCAACTATCTGACTGGGCAAAACCAGCATGGGGATGGGCTTTAGAAAAAGGATTAGTGGATAAAACAGTTAACCCACAAAAAGTATTAACGACTGAAGAATTAATCGGCATCTTAATGCAATACAATCTTCGCGCAGATCGATATTAAAAAATATGAAGCCTAGCGTATGTGAAGTGATTTTCTACAAAAGAATAGTTTAATTAACAAAAATAAGAGCCGTCATTACGACGGCTTTTTTTATTACTTCCATTCAAAAAGAAAATCTACTTATTCATTTTATTTAAAGATTTATCCATTTGGCGTTCATTAGCTTGAGTAGCGCTACTTGTTGCATTTTCTACACCACGGTAATTATATTTAGAGTTTTGCCAGAAATCAAAAGCGAAATCTTTTAAATTTTTGTCTGATGCATTTTTATCAACTATTTGTGATTTGAAAATATTTGTTAACATATATTCATGATTTGCTACATCTTTAATGTAATTTTTATTTTTATATTCTTTAATAATGTCATCACCAAACTGTTTTATTTCATCCTGTGATGGTTTGTAATCATGAGCATATTTACTTATTTCATCAAATTTTTCAGTAGTGGTTCCACTACCAGAAGATACTTCTTTTACCTTCTCTTCCCACCTTATTGCTTGTGTAGGTTCTGCTGTATCCTTGGTTGCAGCATCTTCTTTTTTGGGTTGTACTTTCTTTTTTAATAACCCATAGTCTAAAATTGTAGATACTTTACCAGAATTGAATAATATGTATACATATCCATCTTTTTCAACGCCATCTAATGCAGGATATGTATATTCAACAAGTGAAGAATCAACGCTATTTACCTCTTCTTTTCCTTTCCCACCTACAATTTTTTCAACTTCTGAAATACTTATTCCTTCTTTTAACTTTGAGAACTCTTCTTTAGAAATTGTTACTTCTTTTGAACTACATGCTGAAAGCAGTATTACTACAAACAGTAGCAATGCTATAAATGATTTTTTCAATGTTAAACCTCCTTGAAGTAATAAGTAAATCATACCAATTTATACAATATTTCAAAAGTGTGATTTTATATTATACTATTTCTTCTTCAATCCATATATCTTCTACACGCATATTAAGGACTTTAGCGATTCTAATCGCAACTAAAAGTGTTGGTGATCCTCCTTGAAGCAAGTTGGTCATTGTAGAATTAGCTATACCGACTTTTTTAGCTACAAATCCGTAACGTAATCCTTTTTCATCTACAATTTGTTTTAAATTGCTACGTAACAAATTCCCACCCCCTATATGTATATTCTTGTGAAATCATTTTTGTCCTTTTAAAAAATAAATTTAAGATGGACAGGCAATGTATTTCATTCTAGTTCATATACCTATATCAAGACCACGAGGAATACCAAGTGGAACTAAGGACATCTAGAGGGGAGAGGATTACATGCGTTGGCAGTATAACCACTTGAATACAACTCCATATTTACATCCTTCAAAAGAATTACGTCAAATGTATAACGAATCTAAATCAAGACTAGAAACGGAATCAATTATGAATCACATGAAAAATCATGAAGTGTTTAATAACAAGGAGTATAAAAGGTATTTCAGTTTATCCCAGGTTATTGAAGAGGATCTATACGGTGAGGAAGAAGATATTTTAAATTGGGAAACTTTAATGGACTGTTATGACGCAGTCCTTACAAGAAAAGGTATTGTATTCCGTGAAAAAGAGGAGGAATAAACATGACTCTTGCAGGAGAAGCGGTAATTGTTTGGACAGCAACAGGCTTGTCAGTAATTGTTATGAAGGCAGCAGAGAAAATGGGGAAGAGTGTTCCACATTGGCTTCCACGTATCACCTTGTACACAACGCTCACAGGCTCATTCTTATATCTTCTACGTTATGTTCTCATTATGTTTCTATGAAGGAATACAACGTGGAAGGGCAGGACAACAGGAAAGACGTAAGGAAATGCCTGTCTTGTTATATTCCAAAAAAGTGCAATGATATCCTTATAGGATATCTAAGGAGGAAATGTTTATGTTGGAATTATTAATGGTTCCTACGGCAGCATTAACTTATGCGTTAGTAAGTGATAAGTTCAAACAAAAAAACGAGAATAAAAAGAAAATTCAAGTCTTTTTTGAAGTGAGTGGGATTGCTATTAAAAGGGATGATAAATTGCATTATCCTAAGTTTCAAAAACAAATTGATGATGATCGTAGCACAACATATTTTTACACTTTACCGGTAGGTATGCCTAGCAAAATTATTCAAAAGGTTGAGGACGTTGTGAGTGAGGGATTAAACAAACCCGTTCGGATTCATTATGACAATTATAAACTAAGCATCCGAGTATTTCATAAAGACATACCTAATAAGTGGAGATGGTCCGAAACTTTAATTGAACAAGGGAACTGGCTTGTACCTATAGGGCAAAGCCTAGAAGAGTTAATTTATCATGATTTTGATAAAACGCCACACATGACTTTAGGTGGTTTAACACGTATGGGGAAAACCGTATTTTTAAAGAATGTAATGACATCTCTTATTACAGCGCAACCAGATCATACGCATTTATACATCGTCGATTTAAAAGGCGGTTTAGAATTCGGACCATATCAAAATTTAAAACAAGTTGAGTCGATAGCAGAAAAGCCACTTCAAGCATTTCAAGTTTTAAATACCATCCTTGAGAAAATGGAAGAGAAAATGCTCTATATGAAGGAAAGACATTATACAAACGTTGTAGAAACAAATATAAAAGAACGTCATTTCATTATAGTTGATGAGGGGGCTGAACTTTGTCCTGATAAAAGTATGGGGAAAGAGCAGCAAAAATTATTAGTGGCTTGTCAGAGAATGCTTTCTTATATAGCAAGAATTGGCGGGGCGCTTGGCTTCAGGTTGATTTTTTGTACACAATATCCGACTGGAGATACATTACCACGACAAGTTAAACAAAATTCAGATGCAAAGCTTGGGTTTAGATTACCGACACAAACGGCTTCTCAAGTAGTTATAGATGAATGTGGATTGGAATCAATTAAAAGTATACCTGGACGCGCTTTGTTTAAAACGGATAGGTTAACAGAAATTCAAGTACCTTATATTTCTAATGAAACGATGTGGAATGTACTAAAACAATATGAGGTGGAGAAACATGAATATACAAACACACATCAAATTGAATCGTCAGATGATGATTCTGACCTCGATTAGGAAGCTGAAATTTGCTACACGTAGGCATTTAATGGCTATACATGATTTAGGTGGTATAAGAAATGCAAACCGTATATTAAAGGATTTAGGCTCGTTTGTTAATAGCACAGTGTATAAAAAGGAATATGTATATTACTTAAATAAAAAAGGGCGCGCGCTATTCGATGATACCGAAAAAATAGTACCAACAATTCGATTAGCACACAGCCTTATGAGAAATGAAGCATGGCTCTATCTGTTTTGTCCGGATGACTGGCAGATAGAAACACCTATACGTTATAAAATAGATGATAAAAAGAAGACAATTATTCCAGATGTAAAGTTTAGGGATGAAGAAGAAATTTTAAATGCTGTTGAAATAGATCGGACGCAGATGATGAATGTAAATAGCGAGAAGATGAAAAAGTACGGGGAATTTACTATGTATTATAAAAATAAATACAATGGGAAAATACCAATCATTCATTTTTTTACATTGACAGAATATAGGCAAAAAACATTAGAAGAGTTAGCAGTAACATATGATGTTTTTGTGAAGGGTTATGTAATAGAAGAAATTTAAAGGGAGGGGAATAGTGAAAAAGAACTGAGTGTAAGCTCAGTTCTTAATTGTTTTTCTCAAACAAGAAATTTAATAATGCGGTTGGGCTGTTAGGGTCATAAGTGAAAGACACTTTATATTTTGTTGTATACGCTACTGACTCTACTTTAGGATCCTTTCGATCAATTTTAATACGGATATCCTCTAACATGTCTTTTACCTCTTTAGTTGTATCGAGTTTTAATGACTCAAGTGAGAATAAAAATACATTAGGGTCGTCACCTAAATAAGTAATTTTTTGTATTTCCTTTTGTTTGTCATCTAAAATAACTCGGAAATTTTTCATATTACCTAATTCAACAGTTCCATCTTTTATATTTTGATGGTCAATTAATGAAATAACATGTAAAGTCTTATCTTGATATCCTGTTTCTTTTATTATTTTTAAATCTTTAGAGAGTTTTTCTGTATTTGTAGAGCTACCCTTTTCATCTAAAATAGTGTTAAAATTAGTAACAAAATTTGTTACTTCAGTTGGGATTTCATTAGTTCCATTCTTGCTAGTTTGTTTAGGTACTGAAGAATTATTAGAAGAGCATGCTGATAAAATAAGTATAAATAATGTAGTATAGATAATAACCGAGAATTTTTTAAACATAGTGGTCCTCCCATTAATATGTAAGATTATCCAATTAAGCATAACAGATTTGAATACGTTAATGAATAAAAAGAGGATAAATAGGGGATTTCAAAAGGGAAAATAAACAGCCACATTACCACCCACAAAACAGCCACGAAACAGCCACGAATTAATAACAAGTAGTGATATCGTAGAAAAACGTTATCAGATAAACGTGCGTTTCATGTGATGTGTGAAATGAAATGAAACTATATAATAGGAAGGTATATCTTTAGAACGCAAGTTCACCAATGGGAACGTGATCAATATATGTCTCTATACTAAGAGGCTCAAACCCTTGATACGACTGGTATCGAGGGTTTTTTATTTACCTCTCTTCACAACGTTATGTGGTTGCAAAATGAAAAACAGCCACAAAACAGCCACAAAAAACACCAAAAAAAATTCTACTCTAAAACATTACTCATATACTTTTCAAATTCAGAAATAGAGTCTTTATTGATTTTATCACTAATATGTGAATAGACATTAGATGTCATTTCGATACTTTTATGACCTAATCGTTCTTGTATATATTTTAAGTTAGCGCCTGACTCTAA